ACTAAAAAAGATCATGAAACAAACATCGGTAATGGCACACCAATTCAGCCAGGTGCCAGCGGCTGAAATTCCACGATCATCATTCGATAGATCACATGGACTAAAAACTACCTTCGACGCCGGGCGAGTAGTTCCAATCTACGTTGACGAAGTCCTACCCGGCGATACATGCAACCTCTCAATGACGGGCTTCGCCCGTCTAGCAACACCGATCTTCCCAATCATGGACAACCTGTTCATGGAAACATTCTTCTTCGCAGTTCCCATACGACTCGTATGGGATAACTGGCAAAAATTCAATGGCGAGCAAACCGATCCGGGAGACTCAACCGACTTCACAATCCCACAAACCACATCGCCGGCAATCACCGGCTACGATCCGTTATCAGTCGAAGATTACTTCGGCATTCCTACGGGCGTTCCTGGTCTCTCTCATTCCAGCCTGTGGGGTCGGGCTTACATGCTCTGCTACAACGAATGGTTTAGAGATCAAAACCTACAGCCCACCGCCATCTTTTCAAAAGGCGATGGACCCGACACCCCGGAACCCTTTCTGGAGGAACCATTCAGGCGCGGAAAGCGCCACGATTACTTCACATCAGCACTGCCATTCCCACAAAAAGGAGAATCGGTACAACTCCCTCTGGGGGCCCGCGCGGCCGTAGCCAGCGAAGCAGGCGAGGGAATCCCCGTCGCAATTCAAGACGACAACGACGGCGGCAATCTCAAACAACTCTTCCCGGATGACGTAGCCAACCGGGTAGAAGTACACACTGTCGCCGGGTCCCCGTTACAATCACTTTATGCGGACCTCTCGGCCGCAACAGCAATCACAATCAATACACTTCGCCAAGCGTTCCAAATTCAAAAACTATTCGAGCGCGATGCCCGCGGCGGGACCCGTTACACGGAAGTCATCCGCGCTCACTTTGGCGTCACATCTCCAGACGCCAGACTGCAACGCCCCGAATTTCTCGGGGGCGGGTCCACGCCAGTCGTAATAACACCCGTTCCACAAACGTCCGAGACGGACGTCACCGGACCGGATGCATCTCCGCAGGGAAACCTTGCGGCATTCGGTACCGCATCACTCATGGGACACGGGTTCACCAAATCATTCACTGAGCACTGTCTCATCATCGGCCTGGTAAACGTCCGGGCCGATCTAACCTATCAGCAAGGCCTGAATCGAATGTGGTCTCGCGAGACACGATTCGACTTCTACTGGCCTGCGCTCTCACACATCGGCGAGCAAGCCGTCCTGAATAAAGAAATCTTCGCGCAAGGGAGCGACGACGCGATCGCCGACGAAGCAGTATTCGGCTATCAGGAACGGTACGCAGAGTACCGATACAAACCATCCTTAATAACCGGCAAGTTCCGATCATCGGATCCGGAAACCCTCGATGCATGGCATCTATCAGAGGACTTTGCCGTACTACCAACACTCGACAATCAATTCATCACCGAAGATCCACCGCTGGATCGCGTTATCGCGGTACCAGACGAACCACACTTTATCTTCGATGCCTACTTCAAACTCCGCTGCGCTCGACCAATGCCCATCTACGGAGTACCGGGCTTGATCGATCACTTCTAGCGTAGACCAAGCTGACCTTTAGCCTGGTCGAAGCGAAACTAAAAAAAAATGGCCTTCCCATTAGCAGCAGCACTCGGCTTCGCCGGCAGCGTTATCGGTGGCATCTCCTCAGCCAGAGGCGTCAGAGCACAAAACCGAGCAGCAGCCGCGCAAGCCCAAAAACAAATGGACTTCCAAGAAAGAATGTCCAGCACTGCACACCAACGAGAGGTCATCGACCTTCGCGCAGCAGGACTCAATCCAATCCTATCCGGGACCGGCGGCGCCGGGTCGAGCTCGCCGGGAGGCGCAATGGCTCCCGTACTCGACGAAATCACACCCGGAATAAACACGGCGATGTCAATTCGCCGACAAAACCAAGAACTAAAAAATATGAAAATGTCCGAGATGCAAACCCTATCGGACATCGACAGAATGTCGGCGCAAAAGGCGCTCATAAATTACCAGGCTAACTCCGCTCAACAAATGGTCCGCATGAATAAAGTCTCTGCAGACCTCGCGGAAAAACTAAAAAAGTTAGACGAAAAAATCTACTCCGGCACCGGCGGAGAACTACTAAGACGCGCTCAATTACTGTCCAGCCCGATGAGCTCGGGCGCGGGACTTATGCGCGCAATACAATAGGACATGACAATGCCCGCAACAAAAAAACGGAAACGAACGCTGCTCACAGCTTACGGACCCAAGGCAAGAATTCGCCGCAAAACGACCGGCATATCTCTTGCAAAACAATCATTCAAAGACGAATGCAATATCAATAACATCATGGCGAAGTACCAGAAAACTGGTGCTCTCGAGCATGTAAATAAATACTCAAATCAATACGGATTCGCAACGGCTCAGACGTTCACCGAATCCATGGCAATCGTCACCCGAGCACGAAACATGTTCGATGCTCTACCCTCGTCCATTAGGACGAAATTCAATGGCGACCCCGGAGCCTTTCTGGACTTCGTCCAGGATCCCGACAATAAGTCGGAAATGGCCGAACTCGGCCTATCCGGCAAGCAGCCGGAAAATACCAATAATGCCGATGAAATCGTGGCTGAAAAGCCAAAAAGCGTCGAAACAGACGCGAGTACAGTTGACCCTACTTGATGTCAACTGTACAGAGTGACACCAAACGAGATAATCTCGACCGTGGCACTCAACCAACAGAAGGAAACTCCGATGGCCTATCGAACCAAAATCCCCCGCAAAAAATCCAAACGCCAGTTCTCATCCGGCGCAGTCCGGACTAATCGAAAAAATCTGGCTCCAAAGCCCATGCGAGGCGGGAACCGGCTCTAGCGACCAGGGTAAGGGTACGGTAGGTACCCGACGTTAAATCGCTTAAAACAGCTCTCAGGGCGAAAGCCCTACTAGGAGGGGGCCAATGCCATGTTACAAGCCAATTCAGGCTTATCACGCCCCGCATGGGGGTGTAACCTTCAAAAAAGCGGACTCCTTCGGAACCATAATCAATCTACCTTGCGGACAGTGTATCGGATGCCGACTAGACAAATCCCGCGAGTGGGCAATTCGCTGCGTCCATGAGGCGCAGCTATACGAACCAACCAAAGAAAACCCAGACGCCAACGGCAATTGTTTTATTACCCTCACATACGCTCCCGAGCATCTTCCACACGATGGAAGTCTAGATGTAAAACACTGGCAAAAATTCATGAAACGACTCCGGAAAAAATATCCGGACGAACCAATCCGCTACTATCACTGCGGCGAATATGGCGAAAAATTAAAACGACCGCACTATCATGCGTGTCTGTTCAATCACGACTTCGAAGATAAAGAAATCCTCTCGCAACGAGAGGGCACAATCCTCTATCAATCCGACATTCTCAATAAACTCTGGGGCATGGGCTTCTGCTCCATTGGCACAGTAACTTTCGAATCAGCCGCCTATGTCGCCCGCTACATCATGAAAAAAATAAACGGCCAAATGGCCGCCGATCACTACGAATCAATCGACCAGGTAACCGGGGAAATAATAAATCTCAAACCAGAGTACACAACCATGAGCAGAAAACCCGGACTCGGCCGGGCATGGTACGAACAATTCTCTGGCGACGTTTTCCCAGATGACTTTGTCATTCTGAAAGGACGAAAACTCAGAACGCCCCGTTACTATCTCACGCAATTAAAAAACGAGGACCCCGAGACTTACGAAAAAATTATGGACAAAAGAAAAAAACACTTCGAGCTGCACGAGGCAGACTCGACACCCGAACGACTATCAGTTCGGGAAAAATGCAAAGCACGACAAATACAAAAACTTACTAGGAGCCTTGAAAATGAATCATAAAATCTTCGCCGTACACGACGTAAAAGCAAAAGCATATCTTCCGCCGTTCTTCATGCCACAAACCGGCATGGCAACGCGCATCTTCACAGAATGCGTTAACTCCGCGGAACATCAATTCGGCAAACATCCAGCCGACTACACACTATTCCAAATCGGTGAATTCGAAGATCACAACGCAACCATAAATCCGATGACACCCAAAAGTTTAGGTTCTGGTGTAGAGTTCGTTCAAGAAAAATCAAACGACTCCAACTACTTAGAACCCCTAACTAAAAAAGATCATGAAACAAACATCGGTAATGGCACACCAATTCAGCCAGGTGCCAGCGGCTGAAATTCCACGATCATCATTCGATAGATCACATGGACTAAAAACTACCTTCGACGCCGGGCGAGTAGTTCCAATCTACGT